ATGTCGAGGGCGTCATTCGTGAAACCCGCCGGCGCTTCAACTTCGTTGCAACGCCTGTGAATGTTTGAACCCCCTCCGGGAAGGTTGGTACTTCTTTGGATTACGGGGCCGATGGCCCCATTTTTTTGAGGATAGAACTTCGTGCCTATCGTCTGGAACCTGACAAGGGAACGCATCGCAGATCGGGCACTGGAACGCATCGGTGCATTGGGAGCCGGTCAGACGCCTGACGCCGAGGACCGTAACTTGGCTCTCGAAACGCTCGATTCGATTCTGAAATCCCTGCCGCTTTACGGAATCATCTGGCCTCGCGTCACGCCCGTAAGCGTGTCGTTGTCGGTGACTGCGCTCTCAACGACAGTCGCAATGCCGACAGACTGGTATCCATCTGCCCTGCATGTCAATGTGGTCAAGACAGATGGCACTGAAAGGCCCGCAACAATCATCCAGCGCCGTGATTACGAGGAAATACCGGATAAAACCAAGCAGGGCAATGATCTGGAATACGCCTACATTGGTCCTGACCGGATCATGTATCTGTGGCCGGTGCCAACGGCCAATATCACGCTGAAACTGACCTACCAGCGCATCGTACAGGACAGCGTATCCGGGGCAATCCTGCCTGATTTGGGGCCGGAATGGCTCATGGGGCTATGGAACGGTGTTGCCGCGTATTGCGGTGATGAGTTCGGCGTGCCTGAGAGCGATCTGGAACGCTTCGAGGGCAAGTGGATTGAGATGCGCACACGCGCACAAAGCGCCAACCGTCAGGTTGCGCCTATCATCATGGATTTCTACGAGTAATGGCACAACAAGTCGTCAATCTCGCCATTGCCGGGCCGAGCGATTGGGGAACATCGCTGGACGACAATACCGAGCGGACAATGAATTACTACGTCGCCGTCAGCGAGAAACCGAAGCGCGGACCGATCCTGATTGCCTTTCCCGGACTCAAAACCATCGCCACAGCAGGCATCGGTCCGGTTCGCGGTTCCATCGAATTCGGCGGCGAGGCGTATTTCGTTTCAGGAAACCAGCTATACAAACTTGATGCCCTGAATACCGTCACGGCCATTACCGGCACCATGAGCACATGGCAGGGCCAGGTTGGCATTGCGCAGAACGGCAGCGAAATCATGATCGTGGACGGTACGACAACCGGATACATCTACGACGGCGCGACCCTGACCGCCATTGCCGACCCGGATTTTCTCGGCGGCACCAACGTCAAGTATGTGGACGGCTTCTTCATGTTCAACAGGCCAGGCACCGGCATCGTTCAGATTTCCGATCTTCTGGCTGGCACGGTGTATGACCCGCTGGACGTAAAGACGGCGGAAGCATTGCCGGATGATGCGTTGTCGCTGGACGTGACCGAAACAGTGCAATACATCTTCGGCGAGCGCACCACGGAAGTCTGGTTCAATCAGGACAACGAGGGCTTCCCGTTCGGTCGTTATCCGGGAGGCGTTCTGCAATGGGGTATCGCCGCACCGTATTCATCGTCGGTGCTGGACAACAACGTGATCTGGCTTGGGCGCCATCAAGGCGGCGCAATATCGGTCGTCGGATCACGCAGCGCCACGAGCCTTGAGATACTCTCGACGGAAAGTCTCGACCGGTTGATCGCCAGCTACCAGAATATCTCCAATGCCTATGCAGCATCGTATTATTGGGACGGGCACTTCTTCTATCAGTTGCACTTCCCGGACGCCGGGGCAACGTGGGTTTACGATCTCAAAACGAAACTCTGGACCGAGGCCAGCACACCGACCACCGGGTATCGTCGCATGTGTTGTCCGGTTTCCGTGGGCGGAAAAGTGCTGTGCGGCGACCCGCTCAACGGCACGATTTACGAACTGACGGATACCGTCAACAAGGACGGCACGGAAGTCGTGCAGCGTTATCGCATCACACCGATCAGCCAGTTTGAGTCACGACCGGTGCGCTGGTGGTCTGTCAATGTCGAGCATCAGGCCGGTGTCGGGAACAGCAGTGAACTCAATCCCAAGGTGATATTGGAATACAGCGGAGACCGTGGCCGGACATGGAGCTATGAGCGCATTGCTGAACTCGGCGTCGAGGGCGACTATACTGGCATAACGACATTCAACAGGCTCGGCACTGACGTGGACCGCGTGTACCGCATTTCGTTCATCGGCGATTACAAGTCTCGCGTGATCGGTGCGACCGCGCGTCTCAGTTACGGCACTGACCGGGCCGTAGGGGTGGTGTGATGGCGGACTTATTCGGTGTGGTGCCCGATACCCCAAGGCTCGAAGGCCCGATGATGAAGCTGCGCGATTGGCTGGCGCGCGTGTCTGCGGGTGTCGCGGGTGCGCACATGCAGGTGCTCGCCGTCGCGCCCGGTACGGTTCCGGCGCAAACTGTCACGCATGTATCGGTTGCGTACCGTCCGGCAAAGGTCGGCAACGCGGTAATGGCGGTTTCCAATGTCACGACCGCAGGCATTTTGATCGGCGTGGGTCGTGTGCTGGTGGATGGAACCGCCGTCATTCCGGTTGCCAACATTACGGCAGGCTCGATTGCGGTGCCTGCCGGTAACTGGTTTGTCTATCTGTTCCGGAGATAACACATGGTCTGGCCACTCGTCATCGCGCTCGCCGGTACGGCGGCATCTGCCTATCTCTCGAACAAAGGCGCGAGCAAGGCAGAGCAGGCACAATTGCAAGGTCAATTGAACGCCATCAGCGAACAGCGCCGCCAGTTCGACATCGCGCAGGGCAATATCGAGCCGTGGCTGCAAGCAGGGCAAAGTGCGCTGAATGATCTGGGGGCATTCCTCGGCATCGAGGGCTACCGAACGCCGTCAGAAATCGCCTTGCGACAACTGCAAAGCGAAGGTGGGCCCACACGTGAGATCGCTGAACTTAATTATCAGAAAAAAAACTCTAGTGGATTCCTGATTGGCGATGTGACAGGCGTGTTTCCCGGATTGAAGCGCGACAAAAAGAAAAACAAAAAACGTCTTGCTGCTGCACAGGCGGATCAGGCCGCGCGCCAAGCGAAACTCGACAAAGAGTACGAGCAGAAACTTGCCGAATACAATACCCGCATTGGCGATCTGACGAAACTCAAGGACGAAGAACTGGCGACGTTCGACCAGGGTGACTATGTGCGCGAAAAACTTGAGGCAACGCCCGGTTATCAGTTCCGTCTCGACGAGGGACAGAAACGCATCGAGCGGTCCAAGGCGGCGCGCGGCGATCTTTTTTCCGGAAACACGCTCCGGGCTATTGAGGAATTCGGCCAGAACGTGGCGACTGATGAGTATGAAAAGCATGTCAACCGCCTGCAAAGCCTAGCCGGTGCCGGGCAGACTGCCGCCACGAACACGGCCAGTCTGAACGTGCAGGAAGGCAATAATGTCGCCAATCTGTACGGCAATATCGGCGACATTCGCGGATCGTCATACAGCACGCGCTACGGCAATCTGGCCAATCTGGCCGGCAGCACTGCGCAGAATCTCGGTGCCTACTACCTGAGCAAATGACATGACCTTGCTTGCTGATATGTACCGCGACGCTTCCGCCATCGTGGCCGCTCGCTCGGCGATTGAAACCTCACGCCGGTCCGATGCGCGCGCCGCAGAATTGGAACGTGAACGCAAAGCCACGACGCAGGCATACCTGCAATCGTTCGCGCCGACCCAGACGCCAAGTGCCGCCAGTATCGCGCCGGATTTTGCGCCGGTCGCGAACGCGACCGCAGCAGGCGGACAACCATTTGTGGACGAGGCCGGTCAGTTCATGGCGGACGCGGCAACGGATACCGGTCCGGCGAAATACGATCCGGAGTTGATGCAGGGCAATCTCGACAAACTGGCTCCTGAGACCGGCATGAAGTTCCGCGAGTCTCGAAAGAAAGATGTCAAGGAGGCGGAAACAGCGGCGAATGATGCTCTACACAAAGGCACGTCAGAGCTTGGCAGAATGCTGCAATCCGTGACGGATCAGGACAGCTATGCCCGCTTCAAGCAATGGGCGCTGAGTCTGAATGAGAAAGTCAACGGACCGATTGTCAAGCAGATGCCTGAGCAATACGACCCGAATTTCATCAATCAGATGTCGGACATGCTGCAATCGTTCGGCGGTGGCGGTGAGAAACGGGAAATCGAAGAACTCAAGCAAAGTGGTTTGGAGATTCGTTCACAGCGTACCGCTGACACGGCGCGCGCCGTGGCGACCACCAAAGCCAATGCGCCACCCAAGGCAGCGAAGCCGGGAGCGAAGAAAACCGGCGAAGCGGAGATTCGGCAGACGCTCAAGACGACGTTCGGTGACAAACCGCGCGATCTGCAATACATGGACGATGCGATTGCCGAAGCAAACCGGATACACAGAGGCAATCCAGACGGCACGGCACAGGAAGCTGCCGTTACAGCAAAGAAGCGCGTCATGGCATTGGCCGAGAAGTTCCGTGGCGTCAAGCCGGGAAAGGACGCTGATGCGCTTGAAGCCACTGCGATAAAATCAGGGATGGAATCTTCGCTGGTCAAGAGTGTTCGCAAGAAAAGCCGGAGATAGGCAATGGACCGCGAGTCGTCCATTGATGCCTTCCTTTTCGGGACTGCCGATGCGCCTGTAGAGGACGCGCTTCCGGAATCTGCGCCAGAAGTTGATCGCGAGACTTCGATTGATGCCTTCCTTTTCGGTTCAGAAACAGAAAAAGCGCCGCCACCAAAGGCGAGTTTCGGCGATATGTCTCCCGGATCATCGTTTTTCGGCGGCGTGGACATTGCCGCCGGTGCGCTGAAAGAGGCCGGGGCAAGTATCTCGCAGGAGCCATCACCGGAAGCCCGCGAGTCGGCGCGACTTATCATGGAGCGTGGCGGCAACGTGCATGAAAATCGCGCGCTGGCTGAAGAAGTCCTGCGGAAATCGGTTGCCCATGAGGCAAGCCGCAATCCGACTGTCATTGCGGGCAGGGAGCAGGCAGCACTCGGCAAGCAGGTATCCGACCTCTACAACCCGCCGCCCGAACAGATGTCCCTCGCACAGCGGGGCACCAAGATGTTCCTTGAGAACGCGGCACCGATGGTAGCTGGCACTGCGGCGAGCGTTGCGACCCGCAGCCTTACCCCTGGGCTTGCGATTGCATCCAGTGTCTCGGCAGCGTCGTCCTTTAATCAGTGCATCGCCAAGACCGGCGATCGAGCATTTTGCGGCATGTTGGCCACGGCCAATGGCGGTGTCGAGGCCGCGACCGAGGCATTGCCGCTGCATTACGTCCTGAAGCTCGCAGGGGCCAAGAAAGGCTGGTTCCGGACGCTGCTTTCCCTTTACGGCACGGAACTGGCAGGCGAGCAGCTTGCCAATGCCGGGCAGAGCGCCTTGCAGGCGTCCTACGACCCGAAAATGACCTTCGGCGAGTGGCTGCGTTCTGTCCCGGAAGTGGCTGTCGCATCTGCAATCGGTGCGACCGTGGCGGGTGGTGGGGCCTTGGCAATCGGCGCCGCGACCGGAAAGGACATTCATGCGAGTGGCCTTGATGAGAAGCCACCAGCGGAACAGCCTCCGAAACCAGATGTACGCCCTGAAAAGCCGCCTGTAGCCGAGGACGAAGGCGGGGTGGATGTTGGCCCAAGAATCCCGCCAAAACCTCCCGTAGAGGAAAAACCTCCTG